TGCTGTTGCTTGTAAGACCATCAGTATCGGTGGTGATAGCATCACGACCCTTACCGAATGGATTATCAACTAAACCATAACGAGTCTTGAAACCAATCTTCGGTTGGAAGGTGTCTTGACCAACAGCGCGAACCATTTGTAGTGGAACATATGGGCAGTAGAACATACCAGCGTCATATGGGGATGTACCCTTATATCCAACGGTGACGAAGTTGGTATTATTCTTGATGAATGGATCGATGAAGACCTTGAACTTACCATTAAGAACACCTGCAAAGACATTACCAGTATCATCAACATTCATTTGAACATTGAGTGCTGGTGATATGTTGAGGAATCCACCCATTGCCAATGCTGATGCAACATCAGAAGAGCAAAGAATGAAATTACCACGACCTCTACGAGTTTCCTTGGCAATTTGATTTGCTTCGCGTTCAATCTGGAACATCAGACCACGGAAGCGTTCTGCTGACCAACGACCATCAGAGTCTGCAACAAGGTCATATACACCAAAATTTGCAAGGTCGGTTTGTTGAGCACCAGTCTTGGCGATGGTGTACATTGCGCGAAGAATCTCGCGGTTGATTTCATTCATGATTTCAACTGAGAGAATATTAGCAAGTTCAGACTCAGCGTCAAGACCATGTACTGCTTTGAGATCCTGAGCAAGTTCAGTGGTGTATTCTGCTTTGAGAGCACGCGAACGAGCTTGTACTGCGATACGCTCAATGCTGAATCCCATTTCACGGAAGAAAGCTGTTCCAGCAGCATCTCCGAGTTTTTCAGCAGTACCAGTAAGCATTGCGCGAAAATCAGTGAAGAGATCAGTGCGAACTGCTGATTCATTAATTGGAGCAACACCAAGAGTATGTCCAGAAAGAATACCAGTTTCACCGATATTAGGTGCGCCAGTTACTGCTGCACCTGATGCACCAGAGAACTTTGGATATGCTTCATCGAATAGTGCTTCTGGACCATCGATACCATTATACTTAGCACGCATTGCAAAGATAAGGCCTGTTGGTGCGCTCATGGGTTGAACGCCAGCAATATCATATGCAACGATGTTCGGCATTGCGCGGCGAACAAGACTAATCAGAATTGGGTCATAGCCAGCGAAGTTGCCTGCTGGTGCTCCAACTTGTGCTGCTGCAAAGTTACCACCCATATTCATGGTTGGTGCAGATTCGAAGAGATTTTGTGCTCCTCGTTCTTCTGCCATTGCTCGTACTTGATTCTCAAGAAGAACAGCAGTGACGCGCTTCTTGTGTAAATCGGTCAATTCGGGCATGTCAGCGTGATCAAGCACTGGGCTCCACTTTTCAACTAACATGTCATATGGGGTAGTTCCGTTAAAATCCATTTTTCTCTCCTTGAGGTCTTTTGTATTTATTACTTTTGATATTTCAGATATACTGATCTGATACGATGTTGGTATTAAGCATGTTTAGAAGTCTTCCTGCATTGGAATTTTCTCTAGCATTCACTTGTGGTTTTGGAATATTTTTGCCAAATCTAGTCATAGCGTTAACCAATGCGCTCATTTCTGGATTTGCTGCATCTCTCATAGAATTCGGATTAGTTGTTTCCTCAACAAGATTTTGTTGAGAAGCAATTCTATTTGAATTAATTCTATTTGAAGATGATCGAGTAAAATATGATTCTCTGAGAAGTTTGACTTTTTCAGTATATTGATTTACGTTCTGAAACTCAATTCCTTCAGCAAGAGTTGCAAGTTTTTCTACTTCGGTATCAGTCAATCCACCTGATATATCCATGAATGATTCTGCGCATTGACGAGCAGTATTTTCATTCATGAGTTCCACATTCTTACGAATCTGGTCATTTAATTGATTCTGAAGGTCTTCGTTTGCCTGTGCCATTTCATCTAATACATCATACTTCTCGTCTGGAACATCAATAAATGTTTCTTCTAATAGTTCTTTGATTCCAATCATAAAGTGTTCTGCGATTTCGGTGCGAAGACCTCTCTCGACAGCAACAGAATTATCTTCCATCCATTCAGTGATGACATAGTTGAGATAATTATCAAGTTTTTCTGTTAGATATTCAGTTTTTTCTTCAACTTGTTCTTCGATGATTTCCTGTGCAGCTTCAAGAATTGTGTTTTCTATAATAGTTACTTTTTCATGAATTGCTGCTTCAAAAATTGTAGCTGCTTTCATCATGAATTCTTCAGTGAGATTTTCACCATCGAATAAACTCTCCAAGTAGTCTACTGAAGTTTTTGCTTGTAATGCTTCATTATCATCTTCATCATCTTCAATTGATTCTGATGCGTCTGCATTTTTGACGACTTTTCCAGGACCACCAGGAAGTTGAACATATGCTGCTCCACCTGGTCGTAATGTTTGTTGATTTGCCATTGCATTTTGTGGAGAAGCGATTGATTGGTTAATAACCGCACCTCGTCCACTGCCATCATCATATAATTTTGGGTCTGAATATAATTGTTCGTTTGCCATAAAGTTCTCCAATTTTTGTCTATTTCTATTTAGAATAAAATAATATTACACATTATCTATACAATTGTTCTTGCTCTATCTAGTATCCCCTGAAATCCTACACGAAGCCGTCTTTGAGCTTTCTCAACGCGATCAATACCAGAAGCATTAGGATCCGGTAACAACTTCCGTTGTGTTTCAAGGTCAGTTTTTTGTTTTGCTCTATCAGCAATAATTCCAGTCCTCATTTTAGCGATATCTAGAGGAGTTTGTGTGATGTTATCTGTTATTCTTCTTCGAGCAGCTGCCTGTGGTGCAAAGACATCTTTATTCATTCGAATTCTAAGATTCCTAGCTGTTAAATTTGTTTTATCCTGCAATTCAAATTCAGTAGTTGTATTGCTAATAGCGTGAATACTATTTTGAGCATTTCCCGCTACACGTCTAGGTCTATACCCCGGAGTGTTATTTATTATATGATCTGAATCGCGTGCATCAAACGTTTTTGGATCAGCGCCTGAGGCTGTTAGTATATCAAAAGCTTGTTTTGCTTTTGATTTTTGAATCTGTGTCTGATTAGCAACTGCATACTCTCTAGGCTTCATTCCATATGCAGTTGCTAGCTGAGCATGTGCCTCTGTATGCTCAGTATCACTCTTAGCTAGCAAACTTTCTCGTGACTTATTAGCTAAGGTCTTAACAATAATTTTTGCTCTTTCTTTTGTGCGAAATCTTAATCCAGATGTTCCACCAGAATCTAATAGTTTTTTTGTTCCGTATGCAGCAGCACCAATACCAGCACCAATAGCAAGTGCTGTTCCTATGAATTCATTTAATACTAATTTTGTGTGTTGTCTAGTTGTCATTTAATTCTTCTCAAAAAATTAGAAAACAATCTAATTGCGTTTTCTTCTAAGTTTCTTTTTGATGTTTTCTTTAATGCGTGTTCATATCTAGCAATTTCTTTTTCAACTAAAAGACCATTATCCCATATCCACTCCTTGCCCTCTAAGATGCCATTAACGAAGGCATTTGGGGCAGATGGATCGGCAACGATATCAATGGCAGCAAGAGTAAAGTCATTTTGAACGACATTTACTCCATTTTGGGACTTCAAAGACCCCATGCCACGAGAAGAAACTCCAAGTTGAGCACCTTCATCAATCAGGTTCTTTACAATTCTACCCATTGGGGTGTCTATAATTTTGGCTTTTCCATGAATTTGTCTTCCACTTTCAGTGAGATTGACAATCATATGAGAAACACGATCCAAATTGACCGTTGGTCCAGTTGGATGATTTAATTCCCCAAGTGCTCTATTTTTATTTACATATTCTGCGATATACCGCTTTGTTTCAGTCTTTAAAACCTCTTCATTATATAATCTTTTATTACGATTAACCACGCCAGCTTCCATCATAACACCCTTTATGAAGTAGTTTTTAGCACCAGCTTCATTAGATTCCACAATTGTTTGCACGTCTTCTACGGTTTCTGTTATGAGTCTCATGTGGAGTCCTATTTGTTATGTTGTTTCTTCTAAAAGATATTTGAGATATTCTTCGCCAAGAGTTTTGATTTCTTCGTCACTAAGTTCTTCACCCGTTTCTTCTTCAATCTCTTCTACGATTTCTTGAACTTCATCGACAAATAATTCATACTCTTCATCTAGTTTTTTATCTTTTTTATTTGATTTTTTATTAGTAGGTTGAATACGAGTAAAATTAGGCCTCCCTTTCCTGTTCTCACTATTCTCATTATCTGAATCTGCATTTCTTTCAGAAATCATGCTGGGAGCTACTTCTTCAATCTTGGATTCAAGCATAACACCGATTCGTTGAATAAGAGTTTGCTTGATTAATTTTTTTGTATCTACAAGATTATCTTCCATAAGATTTTTAATTATATTTTTTGCGTTTGACATTTTAATCTCCTAGTCGTATTTATATTATTTTTGTTCTGGCTCAAGTCCCATTTGCTGCATTCTAATTTGTTGCTGCATTTGCTTCTGTCTTTCCTCGTCCATTTCCTTATCCATTTGTGCTATTTCTTCATCCGTTTGCTTCAAAATATGCTTTCGAATGTACTTATTTGAAAATAGTGTACCGCTATAAGCTGCTAATGTAGTTAACATTTCAACTTTTTCTCTTAGTATTTCATTTTCCTTGAGTTCTGTGAAATATGAATCCTTGGAGTAATCAAATCGAACATCATGATATATGACACTCCAATCATCAGCGGTCATTATTCCCTTTAAGATGCATTGTTTCTTCAGTATATCCATGAATAAGTATGAAAATTTACTTCGAAGTCGTTCTATGAACTTATAGAACTTGACTTCATCTCTTGTAATTTCACTACTTCTTCCTAGATTGAACCCTGTTTGAACTTCTGCACGGGTGAGTGGAACATTCAATGCTCTGTATAATTTACGAAGTAAATACTCAACATCTTCCATCTCTCCAAGATTTTGCCCACCTGGAAGTGTAGTGATTTCGGTTCCTCTTCCACCTTCTCGGCGGGGAATCCAGAAATCTTCAAGCATGGACATATGGTTTCTGCTATCTTTAATCTCACCAGTTGCAGAATCATATACCAATTTGTTTCGATAACGATTCATCAAATCCTTGATATATTGCTCTGCTTTTTGTTTTGGTAGATTTCCAACATCGACATAGAATATTCTTCGCTCTGGCGCTCTTGAAATTCTATAAATGACAACAGCATCCTCGATTTGACGAAGCATATTTAATGGACGAATTCCCTTGTGGAGATATCCAACAACTCGCTTTGTGGTCTGATCCATGTATCCAGAATTACAATAGGCAATGGAATCGGTGCTGATTTTAATACCAGCAGCGGTTGTAGAAGTGATGGAACTAGTGCTTAGGTCGCAATAGACATAATGCTCATCAACTTTCTTGATGAGAGGAACCTGCATAGATCCCACTTTCTTCATTTCCTTTTCAATTTTTCTAACCTTGGTAATCTTAGTTGGATCGATTGAACGGAGTTCCAATATACCTTTTTCTGGTTGTTCGGTGTCTATGATTAATTGATAATATACTTTACTTTCAATATACCATCTTCGGAATATCTCATATCCCTTGTTCTTGAAATCCAACATCTTCATAATATCTTCAAATTCATTATAAACTTTACTTTTGATATTATCAGATAAGTCTACATTATCTAAATTCAACTTGACCGCTACACCATCAGAATCAAACACAATCGATTCAGTGACAATATCTTCAATCGCCATATCCACTTCAGGATAGAGAGACATAGAACGATATTGATGA